AACTTAGAGTGAAGAAAGAAGTTCTTGTTGCCATGTCTGGTATTACTACAGGAGATCACAGCATCCATTATCCTACACCTTCTTAGTATTGTATGAATTGAAATGATTTTTAATGAACTAAATGATGACAACTATTTGATCTTTGCCATCAAACATTATGACAATCCTCAAGCGGTGACGTATGAGGATTTCTTGAATGATATGAAAAAGTTCAAGTATATTAAAAGACTATTGAAGAGATATAAGAAGACTGGTGACCTTAAATCCCATCTTCTTATAAATCATTTCATAGTCCTTTATAATGTTTTTCAAGATGCAACAACTCCTTTACTGTTTTATAAGATAGAAAAGGAATTGTGGGAACCAATGAAGACCTTTGTTATGTTTCTTGGTAAATTACCAGAACATCCTAGATCATTTATTAGTGATATACAAGTTGATATTGAATGTCTTAAGCAACTAAACCAGACATACAATGAATCCAAAAAAACTTGATAAGATTTTAAATTACTTCCGTGAGGAGATGTCCGTAGCTAATGCGGCAGGAACTCAAGGGGGATTTAGTAGCAGTGCTGATGCTAAAGGGCCCGTAGCAGGTTATGATAAACCTATGAAACCTTTAAGGAAGAGATATATTTGGACTAAGGGTATAAGAAAGAATTGGAAGAAGAAGGATGAGGGTTAACGACGCTGTAGTAGAAAGACTTGAGAAGGTAATTGATAGACTTAGTGATAATTCTCTTAAGATGGGACAGATGCTTGCTGTCCATGATGAAAAATTAGACAAACAGGATAGGATTGATGCGGTATTATTCGAGAAAGTGGAATCGCTTCATAGAGAAGTTAACCGCCAGAGTGCAGAAATTAAAGCGGGATGTGAGAGAGATATTCGCCTTGTAGATAATCGTCTTCGTACTATGGAGAAGAAGATGTGGACTATTGCTGGTGCTATTGCCATCATTAGTTTCGTTGTATCTCCTGTAGGACAGAAAGTTATCCGTCCACTATTGACACCCACCCCACAGTCTGTTATAGTACAACCAAGCATTGCATAGACTTGGTTGGATCATATAGATGCTAAATATATAAGTCTTCTCTCTAGTAGATTAGAGAGATTCAAAAGAATTAAGCCGAATCTCTACAACTGTCGTTGTCCTCTGTGTGGAGATTCAAAGAAACATAAGAGCAAGGCGAGAGGTTATTTTTACGCCATAAAAACAAACGTGAATTATAAGTGCCACAACTGTGGTGCATCAATGACATTTAATAATTTTTTGAAAAAGATAGATTCATCATTACAGGGACAATATTCTTTAGAAAAATTCAAAGATGGATTCACAGGAAAAGGATCCCCAAGAGAAGATCCAGAAAAGTTTAAAGAAGTCGCAAAAGAATCAAAACCCAGATTTGAAAGACGTAGCAGGCTCGACTTACCAAGAGCACATGAAGAGAAGAGAGCATCCGAATATCTCAATAGAAGAAAAGTACAAGGAGATTTTTACTATGCCAAAACCTTTAGACGGTTCGTCAATGGAATAAAACATACGTTTGATAACATTCGTTACGATGAAGAACGCATAGTTATACCTTTGTATTATAATGGTGATATAGTTGGGGTACAGGGAAGATCCCTAGATCCTAACCCTGTTAAATATATCACGGTAATGTTTAATGATGAAGCACCAAAAATCTACGGACTGGATAGCATCCGAGGAGGAGCTCCAGTCTTCGTTGTTGAAGGACCGTTTGACTCAACGTTCATACGCAATTCGATTGCTATGTGTGGTGCAGACGGTGATGTTAGTAAGTGGGGTGTTAGCGATCCTGTGTGGGTCTATGATAACGAACCAAGAAGCAAAGAGATCACCAGTAGGATACAGTCTGCTATTGAAACCAAGCAAGCTGTTGTAATATGGCCTTCTCATATTGAGGAGAAGGATATAAATGATATGGTCTTGGCTGGACATGATGTGCAAAATCTGGTAGAATCAAATACATACCGTGGCCTAGAGGCAACTCTAAAATTTAACACTTGGAAACGAACATGAGCGAAGGCATCAAAGTTAAAAAACGTAACGGTAGAGGAGAAGAACCTCTTAACTTGGACAAGATGCATAAGATGGTGGAGGAAGCTTGCAATGGTATTGCAGGTGTTTCCGCTAGTCAGGTAGAAATTAATTCTGGAATACAATTCTATGATGGTATTACTACTGGAGAGATTCAGGAGATATTGATTAAGAGTGCTAGTGATTTGATTAGTTTGGAAAGTCCCAACTATCAATTTGTAGCAGCAAGATTGCTTCTTTTTCAATTAAGAAAGCAATTATATGGTAGAACTAGAGAGTTGCCTTCTTTACAAGAACATATTACAAAACTTGCTTATCAAGATTTGTATGATAAAGATATCTTTGATAAGTATTCTCTTGAGGAAATCGAGAAAGTTGAAACATTTCTTGACCATGAGCGTGATTTTAAGTTTACATACGCTGGTTTGAGACAAGTAGTTGATAAATATCTGGTACAAGATAGGAGTACTGGCGAAGTTTATGAGACTCCGCAATTCATGTATATCATGATTGCTCTTACAATGTTTAGAAACTACCCTAAAGAAACGAGGTTAAATTATGTCCGAAGGTACTACGACGCAATCAGTAGACACAGAATCAACATCCCAACACCAATCATGGCGGGGGTCAGAACACCCATTCGTCAGTTTGCATCTTGTGTTTTGGTTGATATTGATGACACCCTCGATAGTATCTTTTCTAGCGATATGGCTATTGGCAAGTATGTCGCACAGAGGGCTGGTATCGGCATTAACGCAGGCCGAATCAGGGGCATCAACAGTAAAATCAGGGGTGGAGAAGTTCAACACACAGGTGTTGTTCCCTTCCTTAAAAAGTTCGAGAGCACCGTTAGATGCTGTACTCAAAACGGCATTAGAGGAGGATCAGCCACTGTCCACTTTCCTATCTGGCATCAAGAAATTGAAGACATCTTGGTCCTCAAAAACAACAAAGGAACAGAAGACAACCGAGTCAGAAAACTCGACTACAGCATCCAGTTAAGTGAATTATTTTATCAACGGTTTATCGATAATAAGGAAATCTCGTTATTTTCGCCTCATGATGTTCCTAACCTTTATGAGAGTTTTGGGACCACTAAGTTTAATGACCTTTATTGTAGCTATGAGGATGATGAATCCATCCCCAGAACCACAATCGGAGCCCAAGAACTTATCCTCAACCTCCTTAAGGAGCGAGCAGAAACTGGTAGAATTTATATAATGAATATCGACCATTGTAACTCACATTCATCCTTTAAAGATAGGGTGAGTATGAGTAACTTGTGTCAAGAAATCACTCTTCCAACTCATCCTATTAGTCATATTGATGATCATCTAGGAGAGATTGCTCTTTGTATCTTATCAGCAGTTAATGTTGGTAAGATTAGAAGTGATGAAGAACTAGAAGATTTGTGTGATTTATCTGTTCGTTCTTTAGAAGAGTTGATTGATTATCAACAGTACCCTGTATTGGCAGCAGAACAGGCGACAAAGGCACGTAGAAGTCTTGGAGTAGGATTTATAGGGTTAGCACATTATCTTGCTAAACTTGGATTTAAATACGAATCACAAGAGGCATGGGACGCAGTTCATGGACTTGCTGAGTCATTCCAATACTATCTTCTTAAGTCATCTAATCAGATTGCTAAAGAGAAAGGACATTGTGAGAACTTTGGACGTACCAAATATGCAGATGGTATCCTTCCTATAGATACATATAAGAAGGACGTAGACGAGATTTCATCTCAACCTTTACAGCATGATTGGGAATCTCTTAGATCATCTATCAATGAGTTCGGATTACGGCACAGCACATTGTCTGCACAAATGCCATCGGAGAGCAGTTCCGTTGTGTCAAACGCTACCAATGGAATCGAACCTCCTAGAGACTACTTGTCCATTAAGAAATCAAAGAAAGGGCCTCTTAAGCAAGTTGTTCCATCTTATGCTACACTAAAGAATAACTACACATTGCTATGGGATATGCCAGATAATAAAGGGTATATTAATATAGTTGCTGTAATGCAAAAGTACTTTGATCAGGCAATCAGTGGTAACTGGAGTTATAATCCAGAACACTATCCTGATAATGAAGTTCCAGTTTCTGTTATGGCAAATGATTTATTAACTACCTATAAGTATGGATGGAAAACATCTTACTATCAGAATACTCACGATCAAAAAACTGATGAAATAGAACCTGCTCATCCTATGGGATGGCATGATGATGTTAAGGAAGATAAAATTTCTACCTTAATGTCAGAACTAGAAAATGCTGATGAATCGGAGTGTGAATCCTGTGCAATCTAACGTGAAAGGAATGACGGTATTTAATACCGACGAGGTTGATTATAAAAAGCAACCAATGTTCTTTGGTAGGCCTTTAGGTGTCCAGAGATATGATTCTTATAAGTATCCTACTTTTGATAGGTTAACTACTCAACAGTTAGGGTACTTTTGGAGGCCTGAAGAGGTATCCTTACAGAAGGATAGAGGAGATTATCAACAGTTACGTCCAGAACAGAAGCATATCTATACTTCTAACTTGAAGTATCAGATAATGTTGGATTCAGTTCAAGGACGTGCTCCTGGTATGGCATTCATACCATACTGTTCTCTACCTGAGTTAGAAGCATGTATGGAAGTGTGGGGATTTATGGAGATGATTCATAGTCGTTCCTATACTTACATCATTAAGAATGTATATCCAGATCCTAGTGAAGTATTTGATACTATTATTAAAGATACTAGGATATTGGAACGTGCTAAGAATGTTACAGGAGCATATGATGATTTCATTAATGATGCACAGGTATGGGGACAGAGTAATTTGTGGAAAGATTTACCTAATGTAGAAACATCTTTACCTGTTTTGGAACTGAAAGAATTAAAACGTAAACTTTATCGGGCAATAATGAATGTTAACATCTTGGAAGGGATTCGTTTCTATGTTAGTTTTGCTTGTTCTTTTGCTTTCGGTGAGCTCAAACTTATGGAGGGGAGTGCTAAAATCATATCTCTTATTGCTAGAGATGAGAACCAACACCTTGTCCTTACCCAAACCATCCTTAAAAACTGGAGAGAGGGTGACGATCCCGAAATGAAACAGATTATGAAGGAAGAAGAGGAGTGGACATATAAGCAGTTTGATTTATGTGTGAATGAAGAGAAGAAATGGGCAGAATATCTCTTCAAGAATGGTAGTATGATAGGATTGAATGATAAATTATTGTTTCAATATGTTGAGTGGATTGCCAATAGACGCATGAAGACGATAGGATTGAAGCCCGTTTATGACATTCCTGCTAGAAACAACCCACTTCCTTGGACTCAGCATTGGATTAGTTCCAAGGGACTTCAGGTAGCACCACAAGAGACAGAGGTTGAATCCTATGTTGTTGGTGGTATTAAACAGGATGTTAAGAAGGACACTTTTGCTGGATTTTCTCTATGACAAAGACTTACGACGATTCCAACTGGCGTGAAGAGATGAAGGGATACACTTCTAACAAACTTCAGTTAGAGATGTTGGATAATGGTCCTAAGAGTCTTTCTCAGTCGTGGATTATGCAAGCAATGTATAATAAGTGGAAGAAGATGAAGGGGTATAAAGACCCTCCACCACCTGATTGCTCATCCTCACTTAAAGAGTGGGAAGAAAGCATCAAAAAATACAAATCTTGACATGCCTACTACCATCAAATTCACTATTGCACAAGACGGTACTGTTACTGAAGAGGTGCAAGGAGTTAAAGGATCACAATGTGAATCCCTGACAAAAACCATAGAAGAAAGACTTGGTGTTATTGAAAATCGTATACATACTCCAAGCTACTATCAAAAAGTAGAAG